TCTCAGGGATCTCCATATTTTGAAGTCCCTTACCAGTTGAAGTATCAAGCACTACACTATCGTCTTCTTCTGGTGAATCAAAATCTTGTTCTACCTTAACTGTTTTGTCTTCAGTATTTTCTTCGGTATCTACTTTAAATGTTTCTTCTGCCATTTTTGTTCTCCAAATTGGGGCTCAAGCGGAGTTCCCACCCAACCATGAGCCCCGCGTCATTATTAAGAACCGATTTGAATCAGCCGTGGCTTCTTCTCTTCGGGAATCACTCTCTCAAGATCAATAATCAACATTCCATCCTTGAGATCCGCACCCTTTACAATTACATCATCGGCCAAGGAAAACGATCTACTGAAAGATCTCCTTGCAATCCCTTTGTGAACAAAAGAATCAGAGTCTTCATCTTTCTCATTATCTTTGGAACGGATAACCAATTGTCCATCCGTTACTTCAACTTCAATATCATCTTTTGAGAAACCAGCAATAGCTAACTCAATAGAGTATTGAAATTCACTCTGTTTCCGAATATTGTAGGGTGGATACGATTGTTGTGAACCAGTATCCATATTGAAAAAACGATCAAAGACTGTATCGAAACCTACAGATAGGCCCATCATCTTTTGAAAGTCTTGGGGTGTAAACGCGGAGTGTCGTGCTAGTACCATAATGCCTCCTTATAAAGCGAGGTTAATAATATCCTCATCCTGTAGCACACAGCGATGAGTAGTGAATGAGGTTTCCATTATGGACAACCTCAATCGCGCCAACCTTCTCCTTTAAGGAGATGTTCGCAACGATGTTTAAAAACTATCCAATATAGCTCGATAAGTGAGTCGGCTGCATAATTGCCAACTCCTTTAACCAACAATTTGTATTTAGTTTCCATAGTATTTATCTCCATAATGAAAAAAAGGGTGAGGTGGGTAGTGGGACTCGGCGTACCCACAACATCGGAGAACGAACTTCCGTTAGCTTTTATCCTCCGCACCAGAACCCCCGCTGGTAAGCGGGATGTGACCCCCCTCTATTACTAAAGGGGTAGCCTCGGCACCATCCGTGAACTGTCTGACTATCCAGGCTCTCGACCAGATTATTATCAGCATACCCAAGGTCCGTCAACCTTTTGTTCACCCTTTATTCAATAGTATAACATATTTATACGATTTGTCAAGTGGTCTGAACTACTTCTTGGAATAAATTCCCCAAAGTACCCAAACTGCTACCAAACCTACAAGACCTTCTGAACCAAGTTTACTCACAAGAGCAACTACTGATCCAACAATATCAAGACCAAGGAATGGAATTGTGGCTCCAAAAATTACCTGAAGTACGACTCCAAGAGCAATAATTGCTAAACCAACTTCTGTTAGACTGCGAATCCAGCCCAATACTTTATCTACCATAAGTCCTCCATAAGAAGATTTTTTCTTTTCAGCCATATAACTCCTTTGTTATGTGCCTGTTGACCCAAATCCTCCATCTCGTTCAGTTTTTTGAGTTGGTGGTTCTGAGATCTCTATTAAACTATGATATACCTTTTCTACCAATTCAGCTTGACATATCCTATCTCCATTATTTATAGTCTTTGGAGACTGAGATATGTTAGTTAGCATGACAAAAACTGGCTCAACATAGTCATAATCAATTATACCTTCACAATTTGTGAGATATATGCCGTCTTTCCAAGCTAATCCTGACCTTGAATGTAGACGAACTGAATAGCCCTCTGGAATATCTAAAATTAATCCAGTAGGAACCATTACCCGCTCCATGCAGTTAATTGTTATCGAATTACCCTTTACAGGACGCTCGATAGTTCTATTTAGTGTATCTTGATTTACCTTACAGGTAGTTCCTTCAAGAATACTTGCATGTATGTCAAAACATGCTGACCCCTTAGTTGCAAAAAATGGATCTTTTACACTAGGATCTAATTTATAAAATTTAAGTGCGTCACTCGCTGCCGTCATCATCTATCCTTTTGCTTCCAATATTATATTTAGCTGTAAGATTCCATTCATCTTTCTCTTTGAAAGATAGAATCTTTAGCTGATTTAGAGGAACAGTTAATTCCTCTGTATCACTTGGGTTTGATAACTGGATCAATCCCCATTCTGCTAAAAGGTTTGCTACTGTATTTCTTCTTGCTTGATCGTTTTCAGAAAAGTTTGTGGGTTTACCATCAAGTGCAAATAATTCCTTAAAGTGTACAATAAAATATCTACCTTGTTTATGTAAAATGTGACAAGATTGATATAGCGTTTTGTCTTTTCTGGACGCGACTCCAATTCTGGTTAGTGTCTCCCTGACTTTCAAAAAATCATCTGGATTCTCAAGGGTGCATTCAACCATCGTGTCAATAGATACATTCATTTCTCCACTCCACCTTGATTCAGTTTGTCTTTAATAAAGGCCAGCTCATCCTTACTAAGCACACTCAGAGCATCTTTGGCCTTTCCATTACTGAATCCATAATACTCTTTTACGACTTCTAAATCGTTTAGCTTTTCAGGCTTCAACCATTTACTGTACCTTTTTTTCTGTCTGATGCTATTTAGTAAATAATCAAACTGAAGACGCGAATCAAGGTGATGATTTCTATTAACTTCATTGGACTGAAATATTGTATCCATGAAAAAAGACAATCCACGATTCACAATAAAAGATGAATACTTCTTCTCGTCTTGAGAAGTAAGCATTACATCCTCTTTGGTTTCGTTGATTGCCTTTAAATAATCAAATGGACTCATACTCCAAGTGCAGCTTCTATCTGTTTATCAGTAACTTTCTCAGTACCCCTTATAACATTTCCCAAAACATCATCTTTCAGAATTCTTTTTGAGAAAATCCATGATATAAGAGGATAATTTCTGAATCCATCTTTGGTAATATTTTTTTGTTTATTAATACCTCTGTTAGAGTCATCAATATACCATTCATGAAGTTTGGTTTTAATGTCAGCTGGACTATACTTACATTCATCTAATCCAAGAATCCAAGCAATTGCCAGTAACAAATAACCAGATATGTTAGGTTCTGTTGTGAAAACATCTCTTAATATTTCAGATGCATCTCTAATATTTTCTTTGTTTACTTCATTAGAGTTATAAGCACCATATACAATTCCAAAACCACCCAATGTAATACCATTGGGGTTCAATCCCAAAACATCTAGTCGAGAAGTATCAAGTACTTCTTCCTTAAAATGTACTGCGGTGGGATCTTCATAACATATTTGTGACCTGAAAATTTCTTCAGGTTTCAGAGGTTCATTATCCGCATTACGTTGTTTGAATAACCTAGCCTCCTTCTTCATACAATCAGCTTCTGACATATTAGGTGGATGATTAAATTTAGTTGTGAGTATGGTATCTGAATCAGCCATTCCAACCATTACACATCTACGAAATCCATCCCATACAAAATTTTTCCTACTATTTGGTCTATATGCGACATCAACAACTCCAGCCGCCTCTCTATCAAAACCACCACCTGTGGCAAAATTTCTTAATATCCTTCTCAATCGTAAGATTCTTTGATAATTCAACACCACCCATAAATCTTTTAGGTTAGAAGTTTGTTCAGTTGGAAGATACCTTTCTCCTAAAAATTTAAAATGACCAGATTCTATTTTTCCTTGAATTTCTGGGAGTTGTGTAATCGTAGCGACTATATCTACGATACGATACTCTTTATCCCTTTCAAGATTTACTAAGAATTCGTCTACATCACTTGTTTTACTTGTGACGATTAATGGGATACCAATTGTTTCTGTGGATTTGCTTGATTTGTTTGCCATATATACTCCTTTGATTAGCGTCAATCAATTATTGAATTGTCATAGGTTTCAGCTATGACCTATAATACTATCCATTCTCTCTCTGAACTGAGATTTATACTCATCAGTAGTCATCAAGACTTTTAGATAGTTTTCTTTAACCTCATCTAATATATTACCATATCCTTCACGAATTGTCAAGCACTTTTCCTTAAACTCTTCAAATGAATTAACTCTTTGCCAATCCATAATGTTATAAGAGTTATCGACATCGTACTCTCCCCAAACGAAAGGTAATAAACCAATTGCTATAGCTTCAATGTATCTTGAAGTTGTAGCTTTTGGATCGTTCCAGTTAAAACAAACTGTACATCTTGCATCTTTAAGTATTCCAAATAGTTTATGCCAGTCTTTAATCCATTTATGATCTCTAACAACTCCACTTGGAAAACCACCAATTAAAATTTGAGATATATCTTTATCTCTATGAACTTGTCGTATAAACTTTTCTCTACGATTCTTATCTCTTTTCATTCTTCCCCAATATGCAAAATCCTTCGTTGGTTCATACCAATCTGACAATGGTGTATGCATTTTTGAAAGGAAGTGATACCTCAAGCCGTGTATATTTCCAGAAAAATCTATCTCATCTATTGTCGAAAAAGATGCAATATCGATCCCCTTGAAAGTTTCATTTCTATATAATTCTTCTGTATCTGCTCTATCTGAGCGAAGCATGATTATATGTTTACCCTCAATATAAGGTTTCAGTTCTTCCATAAAAACTTGAGACTTTTCCAAATCTTTAGGATTCATTTGAAGTTCACCATGATACCTAAATTCTGCTTCACTTGGTATTACCCAATAATCAGAATGTTGAAGAGTTCTCTTAGGCTTTATATCTTTATCAGTAGAATAATTATAAGTGTGATAATTAAGATCTGGTCTTGACTTCTTCCAATCCTCATAGCAATAAAAAAATGGATCTAGTGTATGATAATTAAATCCAGTAAAAGTATGATGGGATCTCAATCTGGTCATTGTTACATTAGTCATAAATCACCCGCTACATTCCAAAATAGATTTATTTTATTAGGGTCATGAAGTTCCATCATTGGTTTCCATACTTTTGCATCATATTCTTTAGCAGAAGGAAATGGTGGAAGTTCTTCTTTTTTTCTAACAGCTTGATCAAATTTATATTTCACAGGATGAACAATAGCTTTACCCGCTTCTTCTTGATCCATACCATGACCAGTTTGAATACAATGAAACTCTGCATAAGGCCATGCCATTTGAAGACCTCTTGAAAGAGTCCCACTTGATCCTACAGTCCAAACAACATCTGGAACTACATCTATATTTCTGGCCACTTTTATGATTGAACCAAATACTGAATCATGTTCAAGACCTATCGGAACATTCATTCTCTCTTCTGGATTTTCTTCAACAAACCATTTAGCGTGAGCCTTAGTGACAGATAACATTCCCATTTTCACCCATCTAATCTCGCCACCATATTCTAAATATTTCTCTTGATGTGCAGTTGGAACTTTTCTAGCAGCATAAAA